GTAGCCGTCTGTGCTAAAAAAACACCCTCATCCTTGCTTGACTTGCGTAGGTTGCATGCTTTGCACAACACTTGAAGATTCTCTAGATCATGAGTGCCACCCACCTTGCGTGGGATGATGTGGTCAATGTGCAATGGCTCTTCGTCACTGCCACAATAGCGACAGATGCGTCCATCTCTATCGAACACTCGCTGCTTATGAACTCTATAGCGTCTTGAGTTCAGCTTATCTAATGCCATCCGTACTTACTCCAATGATCTAATGCAATGCATGGCTCACCATATCTGTTGCCTATGTATGACAGACCCCATCGTACCTGAGACCACCCATCCTGAGTAGCAAGCCATTCACTATTACCTTGAGGAATACCATAATGAGAACCATTCTTTGCTAATGGATTCCAATTAGATTCATGTGTATAGAGCTTTAATAAGCAGTTATATTCTTTATAGTTAAAGTCTAATAGATAAAGAGAATAAGTCTTATAGTCTATGTAGTTAGTTTGTTGCACTGGTTCAGAGCTACCTGCATAAGGCATTATGCATAGAGCTATCCCAATAGCTACTAGCACCCCGCAAGCTACGCCCCTAAGGGGCTTGCGGTGAGCCTTTGAGAGGCTCTGCGCCGTTAGCGTACCACGGCTGTCAAACTGATTACTATAAGTGCTGGTCAAAGCGGTGTTTCGTTTCATTGTTTCTCCTTAACAGTTGCCTGTGGATAACTTTGTGGATAACTATTTAGGGTCTTTGCCCCATCCAGTTCCCTTGAAGATTGCCCCTACTGGGCTAATTACTTTGCTCATAGGTTCATTGCAATAAGTGCATAAAACTGTGGGTTTGTCATGCCAGCCATGATGCAGCTCATTCTTTAATCCGCATCTTCCACACTTGTAATCGTAGGCTGGCATGTAAGGCATCTCCCAATCATCCATGAACCACAGCTGCATCGCTCGATGTCAGTCTCTTTAGGCTCTTTATCTAAGTGTCCGTACTTTAATATGAGTAGTGGCAATAGATCAGCTAACCGGATGACACAAGCATATTCACCTGCATCTTCTCCCTGCCCATTTAGCCTAATGACTCCGAATCCCAATTCCCCCGAAAGAGATGTCCGAGCCTTTAATTGCTTTATGTACGCAAGCGGTTGAAATCCAGCGCGGGCTTTGACTTCAACATCGAACGGTACATTGACAATATCCTTGCCACTACCCCTTCCCACACATGCGCCCTGCCACTGAGTCGATAGGTACTCAGCTACAACTCGCTCTGTGCGGAAACCTCTGTGCTTCCTATGCTGACTAATGGTTCATCCCAGCCATGTAACCCATTGCAACTCCGCCAATGAATAGAGCTAGTGTCAATACCATAAGAAGCGTTTCCTTATCCATTGACTGCCTTGCATTTATTACATGACCAAGTGCCTGCAACCACTACGCCTTCAACAATTCTTGCAGTGATTGTAATGTCACTGGCCATAGTTGGCTCATTGCATAGTTGGCAATTAACTGTATCAATCATAGGCACATCTTCCAATGCCACCCAACCTTCTGGAGTATGAATCTCAGCGTATCCCATTATACCCTCGCCTTCTGTGGTTGCCATTTACCATCGCTTGAAAGGTTATACCAATGCGTTGGACACTTATCCATGCCACCACTTTGTCCCTTTGTGGCACAGAAGAATCCTGCCCAGTCTTTACCAGTCTTAGCGGAATGACCAGTGCGCCATTCCATGTGACCATGATTGCAGCTCGGTGCATCCATAGCTTCTGCCGTACCTAGAATCTCTGTCACTGTTGCCATTGCTGACTCCAGGGTAACTGGAGCATTTGTAGTCTTGACAGATGATCCAATAGGTGTAGTCCAGTAATCAGTGTCACCCTCTTTGATGTCCTGTGGTGCTGGTTGTATTTCTTGCTTAACTACTTTGAGAGCTGGATGATTAGGTGCAACCTGTGCCATCTCCTCACGGCTAGGTCGCTTGCCTTTAGCTGATAAACCTAAGTTAGCCAAAGCTCTACCTATGCTGGAAGTCTCTGCATTGTTTATCCAGAACTGGGCATCGACTCCACGATCCTTGCGAGCCCCATCTGCATAGCCTGTTGCATCTGGCATGGTCTTGACTGAATCTTTGTAGATATAGGCCTTGAAGATACATAGACCCTTCTCCATGTCAATCAATTCCATTTCAGTGACAATCCTGCCATCTTTGTATTCTGCATAGAATTGATGGATACGACTATCAACTGTCTCGTACTCCGAAAGGTTAAACATATAGTTCATTCTCCTCTGTAGCTAGTTGCCCCATTAGAGCAATGTAGGCTGCTCCATCGATGTAATTATCTGGCTTATCGACTGAACCTGTACTGGCTCTGGCAATCTTGATGAGCGCGAGTATTCCACAGACTTGATAGTCCTCGACTGGGTGCTGTAGATATGCACTGATGAGCATTGCTGCGTGTTGCATGTTATCCGCTGGATGGCCGTAGTCGTTAAGACCACGATCTTGAATGATGTCGGTTGCACTCTGTAAGATTTCCTGGTATTTCATTCTGACCAGAACTCTGAGCGATTGACTGCTCTGCCCTTATGCCAGCCATCGCGATGTCCGCGTTCGTAGGCTTCTTTATATGATTGAACTGCCCATACCACGAAGCTGATACTTGCCCCAATAAGGCAGATAATCAACAGTTTGTCATTGTTAGCCATTATGCACTCGCCTTATATGCCACTACTTCAGCAAATCGTGGGTCAGCCATCATTATTTGTGCATCTTTTGCTGCACGAATAATCTGTCGTTCAGTTGATGAACCAAAACGGAAGTCATCGAACCAGCACTCCATAAAATGCTGAACTTTTTTGGCTGATTCCATGTCAAGCTTTAATGCTTTTGCAATAAGTTCTGTATATATATTCACTTTAGTACCTATCTGCCCCAATGCCCTTGATTGGGTACAGGATTAGTGTTGCATAGAGTTCAGACTAATCAAGGACATTCTGATAACGAAATGATAACGATTTACTGGTACAACTTCCCGTACAAGGTGAATGAACCATCTTTGTTTATAGGCACTAGCATGGGTGATACATGGTCTCCATGAGTCTCTATGACTGCCACGCTCATCTGCCAATTCGCGCTTCCAGCCTTGAGATAAGAGGCTTTCTTCTTGTCCATGACATTTCCTGCCTCTAAGCCCCAAAGAGTCCTGTATGACGCTCCTATGCCCTCTGTGAAGGCACTAATGCCTGCCCTGTGCGTGTGACCACAGACCACAGACTTGCCGAACTTCTTAGCCAGCCCTAGAGCTGTGAGTCCAGCATTGGAGTTCATTGATCCTTCATCGCCATGAACTAAGACCCATCCCTTATGAAACTCGTATGGTCTTTTATGAAATCTGATTCCAAGCCCGTTGAAGTCCATAAACTTGGAGTATTCAAGCTCGGGCAATCCGATAAGACTGGGCGCTCCTCTGACAAGGGTGTGAAATAATCTATCCGTATGATTGGATCTTGTGACATCAGTCGTGCCTAAATCCCAAAGAATGTTCTGAGCAAGTGTTCTGTCATGATCTAACTGCCCTTCATATTCCAAGTGAGTGCCCTTAGCCCACTTGCTCTGGCTCTGCATATCTAGCTCATCGCCTGTGTTTAACACAAGGTCGAACTTCTCCCGCTTTACTAACTTGATTAGGTTTTTTACCGCTTGCTCATGATGATACGGAATCTGAAGGTCGGAGATGACCAGATACCTTTTCTTCTGGCTGCTAGTCATCGTCCTCATCTTCGTAGTTGCCGAACTTCTCTGGATCGACAGGATCAGGCAATATCCATGCTGGATAAGCATTAGGCTCAGTAATCATAAACATGGCTACATCTTCTTTGAAGCCTGCTCGCTTAAGACTACAGAAATACTCATACAATCCAATGCAGTAAGCATCAAGCTTTGAATAGCCTTGATCCTCTAATGCCTTAGTTGCTTTTCTTGCCATAGCAGAATGTTACCTGTCTAGTAAGATGTTGTAGATTTCATCGACTCGCGTGTTGAGTCTTTTAATCTCAGACAACAGATGAGTAATGACATACCCAGACAAGCCACCGACTATTGCCAGTGTTGCTAGGTAAAGCGTGAAGAAGTCAGATTGTGTCACTTTTTAGGAGTCGCATATCCAAAGACACCAGCTAATAAAGCCCAGAGAACTGAGCGATAGTCAGCTGCGAAATTAGTTGCAGCCCATGCTGATAGGAATGCTCCAGCAGTAAGGACATAAGGGCTTTTCATATTCATTAGTTTGCTCCTAGCATAGGTATCTGAAAAAACTCACCCAGAAGGTCAGCTTCTTTCTTAAAGCTGACATGCATGTGGTGATTGTGTTTGTTAGCCCCACTGTAGTTGCGCCACTTCCAGTTAAGGATGGGAGACGCAATCCTGCCGTTAAATATAATGTACGAGATGCGCTTTTCGCTCTTAGACTTGCAACTGATTCGAAGCTGATCTGCAAGGTCTGGCATGATATACGGTTTGACTCCTGCACCGAATAACTCTGCGTCAATGTCAATGGCACGAACCCAGCCCTGCTCATCTGGATTATGATCAGACTTACGAGTAGCGTGTCGGGTATCACCGAGCCAACCATCCGATGCCCTGTCACGATCTGGGAAGGAATCATCTAGTTGCTCTCTTAATTGGATTGCAGCTTTAGATAGTCTGGGCTTCATCGGCTCTTGGCACTATCCATGTGCAGGACTCCTCATCAAAGCCTGTTGCATTTTCTGGTTTTGGTTCAATAAAAGCATCGCGCACTTCATCATAGGTGTAACCAATACCAGCAAAGTTCTTGCGAATCTTTCCGCTGTAAGAAGTACGCACACACTTTTGATTCCTGAACTGCCCATACCAGATTTCTGGTTCTTCTCCAGCAATTAGTTCTGTTTCATCAATGCCTGTAATTACTTCAGTAACAATGTTATTTTCATCAAGGAATGCATAGTGCGCCATTAAACTGTCACCGTTCCTGTTCCTGCTGTGAATGTATAAACCTTATATCCACCAGCATTTGCAGATGTATAAGTTAATCCTGCTCCTACTTGAATATCATCATAGGTATTTGTGTAGCGCACAATAATAATTCCTGAACCACCTGCTGCACCTGAACCAGGAGCCAATTCACGACCACCACCACCACCGCCACCGCCAGTATTAACTGTTCCAGCATTACCGCGTGATCCATTAGTAGTACCGTTACCGCCAGAACCACCGCCACCAGTTCCACCAGCTGCACTGTTTGCAGTTGCTCCGTTGGAGTTACCTGCTCCACCACCGCCAGCGTAAGTTACAGATGAGCCACTTATCGAAGATGCAGTGCCGTTACCGCCTGCTCCACCATCTGATGATGTAGCGTTGTTTGCACCTGCTGCTGTAGCACCACCACCGCCACCTGCGCCTGATGTAGTTGAATCTCCACCTTTATTGCCTTGACCAGATGTACCAGCTTTACCTGAGTATGCATTAACGCCTGATGCACCACCACCTGAGCCACCTGTTGTACTGTTATTGGTATTTCGACCACCACCTGCACCACCACCAGTTGATGTAATGGTGTGGAAAACTGAATTATTTCCGCTACTGCCTGCGTTGCCTGAAGCTGCTCCACCTGCTCCACCTGCACCTACAGTAACTGTGAATGCTCCTGAAGTTGAAAGACCAGTTGCAGTACGGAATCCACCTGCACCACCACCGCCACCACAGTCAGCACCACCACCGCCACCGCCCGCTACTACGAGATATTCCATAGTAGGAGTTGGGTTAGGAGTGTAAGGACGAGTGAATAATGCAGCAGCTACATTTAACATTTTATGCAATACCGCCTGTTACGACCCAGCCATTAGTTGCAGTCTTAATTGCTACTGCTGCTTTGTATTGTGCAACTGTTGGAGCAGTAGATGTTGCTCCAGTGCTATAAACAGTAGTTGTGGCAGGAGTCACAGCATTGATTGTAAGCAAACCTGCTCCTGTATTAACGATTGTAATTGCAGTTCCTGTAGGGAATGCATAAGTAGCATCTGTTGGGATGCTCACTGTCTTTGTTCCTGCATTGCTAGTTACCACTAAGACCTGATATTGATCCGTAGATGCAAGTGTGTAGGTTGTACCAGTTTGAGTGTTAAGAGTGTATGCCACCAAGCCATTGAACATAGCTGCTGATAGAACATCTCCCGTTACTGCTGGAAAGCCTGTTGCCATTTATTGCTCCTTTACCATGCTAAGGCTGAGATGCCTAATATACCGTATTCTGAGTTCCCAATGAGGAAGCCATCGGTAATTGGCTCCATCGTGGTGAAAGTGCTGAACCAAGTATTAGGAGTGATGTCATGACTGACACCCTGAACCTGCAAGGTCTTGGTAATTGTATCGCCATTTGGCTGGATATTTGAGATAGTGACATTATCGAAATAGTCAAGACTTAGCCCAGCAGTAACCCCTGCTGAGTAATTTGGGGTACATAAATCTAGGGTCATAGAGTCGATGCGAATAGTGGTGTCCTTGCGACTATTAACATAGGCAGTAGCAAGATCCATAGCAATGGCATCTGTCTGCATTAGAAGGTTATTGGAAGCTACAGAGTGCAAGAAGTAAGTATCTACACTGGCAGTATTGGTGTAAGTCTGAGTAGTGCCACCTATGCGAGTAATGTTGGCTGAGTTAATGATGAGCTTGTCATCGAATGAGAACTTGAGGTTGGCGTAGTTAATACCTGTACCAGTTTGATTGAATACAGTTGGAGTATCATCTAAAGACTCAATGGTGTCAGAACGAGACTTAAACACAACATTGCCTGCTACATCAACATAGAAAGCACCTAGTTCGCTGAACTCTGCTACGCGCAAGGCTTGCAGTGCCGTACGAGCTGAGCCAGGGTCTGCCTGACAGATTGTGTCACCCGTTGCAATAGTACGCATGGAATTAGGCCAGTCAATTTGAGTAAGGATGCGATTAATTCGAGTCCCAGTGTCTTGACCAGAGCCTGAGTCTGCAACAGTGCCAATCTGGGCTAGGTTAAATATCTTAAACGCATCAAAGGATGCAACAGTCACATAACCAATATCTTGTCCTGTTGGGTATGTGTAGCGATACTCAGAGGTATAACCGCTAAAGAGATAATAAGTAGTGCCTGAATATGTGGCAGTAATCTGAATCTTGCGCAAAGGCTTCACATAGCCATACAGAGGAGACGCTGTGTTCTGTGGGTTGAAGTCTCCATTAGGGTCAAGAATCTTGACTGTAGCCTGTCCTGCATTGTAGGTATCAGTGAAAAGGTCACGACCTCTGCGGATTGCTATCTGAGTAGTCTGGTCTGAAAAGTCTTGAATAAGAGATGAAGTAGAGCCACCAGCTAGTTCATTAACTCCAAGAATGCCATAAAGTGATGATCCAATAGTAAATGGATAGCCGTAAGTTGGGCCATCGCTAAAGTTAATGGTTACTCCGATAGTTGCTGGCAATGCCATTAGACTTCTGCTCTCCAAGTCTTAGGAGCTAAGTAGTTAGCACTTCCTGAAGCATTAGATGCATTGATTGCATCTTGGATGGCTCGTTCTAAATCTGCCTGAGCAGTGACAGTACCTGCAACATTGACTTGAACATTAGTAGTAGAACCACCTGCTGCCCCACCTGTAGGAACTTGAGGTAATGTACCAAGAGTTCCTGTTATCCCAGCTTGAGCTGCTGCTTGAGCTGCATAACGCGCACCTGATAAAGCCTGAGCAAAGGATGCTCCACCCATCAAGCCCATAGCCAAAGAGTTCTGTGCAAGGGTATTAGTCAATTCAATAGATTGGTCACCAATTTGGATTAGTGCGCGTTGCACCCCATCTAGGCCAATCTCCCATGAGACGAAAGGATTGCCTGCATCCATTGCATAGACATCTGCAAGGACTACTTCTAGATCAGTTATCTTGCCCTGAACTGCATCGAGCATCTTTGTGTATTTCTCAATATCAGAAATGTTTTCCTCAGCGATTGCTCGAAGGAGTAATAAGCGAATTCTATCTTCCTCTGAAATCTTGCCTTTAAGGGCTGCTTCAATCTGAATCTTTTGAAGGTCAAAGATTGCTTTGGCTTTTGATAGTTTTAACAAATCCTGTTGGGCTTTTGTTGATTTTTTAGTAGATGCCAGTAAATCAGCCTGTTGCTTTTTAGCAGCAGCAGCAGCCTTGATTTCTGCTTGATTTCTAGCATAGGTTCCTGCTGGACTCTTTGAACGATTAGTCAGAGGAGTTTTCATGGTTGGGATAATCCCAAACTTAAAATCAACCTGACCTAAAGCCTGCGCCATAAGTTTAGGAGAAATAATAGTTGCCAATAACTTGCTGAAGAAGTCAATTTTGGCAGTTGCCTTATCAATGCTTCCATTTCCTGCAAATGTAGTAAAGGCATCAATCAATGCTCCGCCAATAGTTTCTGAAGCGTTCGCTGCTGCTACATTGAGTTTATCTAGTTTTCCTGTGTAAGTATCAGCTGCTACAGCTGCCTGACCATTAGAAATCTTTGTAATTCTTGCTAAGACTTCTTCAAATGACATGGCACTTAGTTGAGCCTTGCTTAAACCTAATCCATACTTCTGCAATCCTTTTGTATTGCCTGCAAATGCTCTAGCAATATCGTCTGCCACTGATACAACATCGACACCACTTTGCGCACTTAAATCAAGCGAGGTCTTTAACAGTTCCTGAGACTTACGCCAATCTCCAGTCGTGGTAACTAACTTCTGATAGGCAGGACGAAGAAGATCATCAAGAACACCATATTGCTTCTCTAAATCAGATATAAATGTTTTGACTGCTGGATCGGCAAAGGCCAGACCAAGATTATTTAAGGTACGAGAAAGAACCTTTGCTGCTTTATCATCGGCTGCAAACGCTAAAACTGCCTGCTTGCTGTACTGAGCTAAAGCTCTAGCTCCAAAGGCTATGCCAAATCCTTTTGCAACATCGCCAATAGTTTTAGTTAATTTCTTTGCTGCTGAGTCGGCCTGCTTGAATGCCTTTTTGCCAGTGAATTCTGCTGCAATGTCAATGACTACATTACTCATGCTGACTCCTTCACACTGCTGACAGTTGCTCGCTTATTAAACTTGACTCTAGTATTTTCAATGGCTTGCATAATGTGAACCAGTTGCTTTCCCTGATCCTGTTCCCAAGCACGAAAGATTGCACGACCACGCATATCCCCACCTGCGCCTGCTTTCTTGCGTCCATATAATGCACCTTGCTGGACAAATCTTGCTCCAGCTTGAGGATTATTAGATTTGCTTCTTGGATCTCCGTTAGGGTTAGTTCGACCAGCAGTTTCATAAATTGCGCCTGCTGCTGATTTATTTCTTACACGAAATAGAGAACGAAATCCTCTAGAGTTAGGTTTGCCATAACCTGTGCGATAAACGATGCCACGCTTGATTTCTGCTGCATTGTAGAGTGGAAACATACGCAAGCGACCTTCTGTGTTGAAGGTTCTAAACATTGAAGTCTTAGCAGTAATCTGCCGACCTTTAGCATTATCATTCCAGTTATACAGATTGTTGGGAGCCATAGAAGGAATGAATCCTCTGGCATCTTTTTGAATCACTTTAAGAGATTTAGTGATTTCATCTGTCAGTTCTTTAGCCAAATCTGGAGCATAGGCGTTAAGAGCCTTACGGAGTGCGATTACGCCCTTTACTTCTACTGGCATCGCTTATCTCCTTTGCTTCATCTCTGAGACCTTGCATCAATGCTTGAAGCATTGTCGGGTCTAACTCTAGTAACTGCTGTGGCGCGACCCCCAACCTAATGCTAAGTCTAGCAATGAGGTAAGTGAATGGAAGATCGCGCTTTAAGACAAAGGGTCTGAGTCTAACACCTCGACACTTTTAAGAGTGGCGATGAAAGTCTCCAACCTTGCATCTACTGGCTCACCTAACCGTTTAACAACTTCATGAGCCAAAAAATATACTTGGGTTTGCATTTCTTCTTCTCGAAACGCCTTATGGAAGCCCATTTTGTAGTGCTGTTCGAATAAGTATTCGATGATTGGAGTTACTTCTCCTTGCACTACTTTTCCATCCACAAATGTAATTTTTAACTGTGCCATGATTTGCCCCTTTTGTTTAGTTGTTTAGAATGTACCTGTTGTAGCTACTGTTATTGCTCCTGAGACCTGAAAAGTCAAACTCTGCATTCCTAGTTCAGATACGCCACCGTTGATTGGAGTAATAGAATCAATCAAAATTAGGCCACTGTAAAATGGATTTGCAGCTGAGCCAGTTGCTGTCTTATCTAGTGCGCACTTGAAGTATGCATTAGTAGCAAACAAAGTGTTGAATGATTGAAGTACAGCAGAAGCTGCATCATCATTAATCAGTTCAACAGTAATGCTGTTATTTTGCAATCCAGCAACATAGCGATGTCCAGTATCGCCCATAGCTGTGGTTTCCAAGCTATCTACTGATCTTGTTAATGTGAAACTTGTGACATACGCACTGAGATCGATTGAGGCAGGGTCTGTCGCACCTACTTTGAAACCGACCTTATTTGTTAAGCCTTGAGCCATTTTTATTCCTCATCTTTCTTAGTGACTGGTTTTGGTGCTGTTGCAGTTTGACCGATTCGCACGAGCCATTCTGCGTTTGCTTTGTCGTTATCGGACATGATTAACTCCAACTTGTTAGAATTGATACGGACATCTCGCAGCTGAGAAGGTCTCCCGATGCAGCATTGAGAACACTAGGCGCACTGATTGCGCTTACATTATAGGTCAAATTAGATGCAGCAAGTTTATTAAACACGCTGACAATAAAATCTTCTATGCCATTGAGGTTGCCTTCGTTATCAAACAGAGGAGTTGTGATAATCAGCTTGAAGGATGCAAGAGGACTAATTGAAATCTGTGAATTGTTATTTGGTGTGAGATATGGATTATCTGGACTCACAATAACTGAATTAGCCAATACAGTTGCAGGTGGAAAGGCAAAGGTTTGCCATTTTGTATTATCGACTAAAGCTGTGGCAAGTGTCGTTCTAAGTGTAGTGAGCGCAACTGTCATTATCCCACCATCGAGCGTGGGTCTAGTGCGTGTGCTATCAATCCTCGCACCTTAGCGAGAAGCTGTGCGCTCATTCGGTAAGGGGAAGGCTGGAAATCGACAAGATTAGAACCAGAAAGGGTAGCGGTTCGGGCTTGCCAGATTTCAACACTGATCATAAGAGCAGCGTTTTGTACAGCAGCGTCAGTAGTCCAATCGACATAACTCTCTGCTGCAACCTGTCCATAAGGATTAACTGGAT